CTGTTCACCCCGCCGATGGCGTTCGCCCATGCGTTATTGCCGCCGACGATGCCAGCCGCGTTCGCGTTGCCGATGCCCGCCTGCAGGTTTGCCACGTTGCCCGCCGTATTCGCGCCACTGGCCGATACGCTGTTGGTCGCCGTCTGACCTCCGCCAGAGATACCCGCCAGCCGGTTGTAAATGTTCGTGTTCTCCGTGTTGAAACGGTTGAACGAATCATTCGCCTTTGTGGAGCCGTAATCGTTGCCGTAGCGGGTCAGGGCTTTGAGGGTTGCGCCGGAATCCCAATTGCCCGTAGCTGTGGCCCGTGCATTGATGCCCTTCCGCCCCTCATCCAGCCCGAACTGCAGGCCCGACTGATAAACCGGATCGGCGTTCAGATCATTGGTCGTAAACTTGCGCGTCAGATCGCCATAGCCAGCCTCGGAAGCTTGGGCAGGGTCAATGCCTAGGAGACGCGCCAAGCGTTCATTGGCCGCGTATCCTGACCGCATGAACGGCATTTGATCGGTGCGCGTTTGATCATACTGCCGACGCTGTTCGGCAATGGCGGCATTGCTTGCCCCTACCTGTGCATCCGTCGCCCTGTTCGTGGCGTTTTGCCCCATCAGGCCATTGGCGAGGGAAAGACCGCCCCGCAATAGGTCCGAGGTTTTCAGGCCGTCAAGAATGTTTCCCCAATCCATACCGCCTCCCATCGTTTCCATGCCCGCAGATCGAGCGCCGATTGCGCCGTCAACCTCAAACGGATCAACGGCAGGATTGACACCCCATGCCGCATCCCCGCCAGCAGGCAGATCAAAGCCCGAAGTCCAGCCAGAGCCGCCGCCCATGCCGGAAAACACGTTTTCCGTCCCCGGCAGATTCCCCGTGAGTCCCGCGCTGGCAAGCGCCAGAATCCCCGCTTTGGTCAGTTGCGAGCCCTTAGAAGGCGGCGGGTTGTATGACAGCGGAGTGCGTCCCGGCAGGATGGCATCAGCACCGTTCGGGGTCTTGTACCAAGTTTCCCCGTTGACCTGTTCCGGCGTTACGCCGTCCCCGTAGAGGTATCGGTAATAATCCAGAATGTTGCTGAAACGCTGGCCACCCGCGCCCGTGGTGTTTTTCCAATCACCCAAGCCGACATCGGGCATGTACCCCTGTTTCCGCATGTTGAGCGCGTCATATGGGCTGCCTGCGGCCTCTTGGTCATCCACAGACACCCACCGCTCACCGTCGAAATATCTGGCCATTATGCTGGCGCTCCCGTTGCGTCCACCCACCCCGGCCCCTCGTACCAAATGGGCTTGCCGATTGTGGTATCAAAGTACATTCTGCCGGTCCATAAAAGAGTCGCCGGACGTTGCGCCGTGGTCCCGCTCTGCGTCATTGCTGAACAGATCGTGAAAACGGCTTGAAAGAAATTGCGCCAGCCTTCGGTCACGTTGACCAAGCGAGGAATTCCCCGCTCGGTTTGAAGCAGATCAACGGGAGACTGCGGCGGCGTGTTGATGATGGCCATCAGTTCTCCGGATTGACACAAGCCGACACAAACACGGTCGGCACGGGGTCAGTGATTTTGATGCGCGGGGTAAAGAAACGCGCCGACCCAAGCCGCCGCCATTCAACGCGGTGCAGGTAGTCGCCTTTCTTGCCGCAGCTTTTCCACAGTTCCGGCCCCCAGGTATTCCCGTTATCGCGGGAAATCGACAGCGAAATCTGCGGATCTTCGCCTTGTCCGGAAGTCGTGCCGATTCCTGTCTCCATGTCCAGCCGCAGGCAGTCAATCGAAAACTGCGTTGCATCCGGCATGGCGATGGTTTCCCCGATAATTTCGCGCTCTATCGGGTCGCCGTTATCCGTCAGCGCATTAACGTCCAGACGGTAAAGCCTGCCGCTTGAGTAGTCCGCAATGATCGTGGAGTTGATCAGCGTCATAGCGAATTCCGAACGGTGCCGCGTCAGGCCGAAAGACTTAAGCGGCGACCAAAATCCCGTGGAGCCGTCATAAAGCCATGACTTGCTAGCACTCGGAAAACTCAGCGCAAACATGGGGTGCCCGCCAATCATGTAGCTGTACGCGCTCGCATCCTCAACCGATGAATACTTGTTGATGATCGAATCAATGTCCGGCGTTGATATCTTTTTGGGCAGATAGCCAGCAATCTGCGCCACCATCACCTGCCCCATGCGGTTTTTCACCACGCAGGCAAAGGTGTTGTCGTATTTCGCAATGCTCCACCGTGCCGCAAGGCCCCATTCCGTCGCCGTTCCCTGCAAGGCGACAAAGGGGAAATCAGACGTTCCGGAGTTGCCCCAAAACTCCATCGTCTGCGGACCCAACAGGATCAGTTGCCCGTTGCTGGCGTACACCGCCACGATAGGATCGGGCGAAGTCTCCGCATTGGCGAAGTCCAGCGCATCCCATGTCAGGCCGTCATACTGAGCCGACACGTAGAAACGGGACGAATTCGCCAAGCTGATGATGAAGTAGCCGGACAGAAAGCAAACAGTCGTAGGATTCGCCGGAAAATCCGCGTCCGTGATCTGCGCGAAAACATTGGTCTGCGTGTTGAAAATATACCCATACGTGCCGTCAACAATCATGACCTGCGTACCGTTGTGCGCCATCGACACGCGGCCCGAGGTTGTCAGCAATGCCCCTCGGCTGGTCATGACTCCCGCGTTATTGACCTCCCAAAGCGTCCCGCGATGCACCACATAATCAACGCTCAAGCCTTCAAACTCGATGCCGCCACGCGGCGGCGTGTCGCCAAAGTCAGCGAACAGGGTCAAACCTGGTGTTGCATAGGCAACAAGCGCAGACTTTTCGCCGGACGGCCTTTGCTCGGCGTAGAGGTTTTGCAGGATCTTCGCCGTCACATATGGCGATTTGCTCTCAACGCCCAATCCGAAAATATTGATGCGCGGCATCAATAACCCCGATAAAAGTCGGCTACGGTGTAACGGTTGCCGCCAAGATATCCGGCATCAAACGTCATTGTCCGCAGTTGCTTGTTCGCCCGCTTGAGATTACCCAAGACGCGGTTTTTTTCCTCAAGCACGGTCGGGTAGTCCGTGATCCGCTTGCCGTACAGTGGCGCGAGCTCGACCCCTAGGCAGTATTTAAACGCCTTCGCGTAGCCGTCCGGAAAACTGATCGTCGCATTCGGGTCCGTCAGTTGCGCCAGAATGCGGTCAATGCTGAACGTGATCGGCACAACCGCATTCGGCACGGGCCAGAGCGTGATCAGCCCCAAAGGAAACTCGTTCACGTAAAGGTAGCGGTCGGGGAATTGCTGCTGCTGCGCCTTAACTGCGATGAGGTTGTACTGGCTCTGCGTCATCGACACACAGGGAAACGTCACCCCGTTGATGGTCGTATATGCAGGGTCATTGATCTGTGCGGGCCGGTCGTTCGCAGTGACCCAATCACCACCCGGACCGATGGTGTACGTGGCCTGACCGGATACCGTGTTAAACGTCTGATTCGCCTGGCCATAGACGGCCATGTTTTGCGTTGACCAATCTTCTAGCACATCATTAAAAACCCGCGTGCAGTCGGTCAATTCATCGGCGGAAAGGGTCTGATCCAAGCCCACCGCATTGGTCAGGCTCAGAGCGTCACGGATGATCTGCAGCGCAGTGGTCGGAGACGGCATGGCGCACCCTTAAAAAACCGGCGAGGGCCGAAGCCCCCGCCGTTGCTGCATCAGGCGTTCGGGAAGGATTGGGGCGGGAGAATGGCCCAATCAATCAGGGTTGCGGCGGTCGCGTTCGCGGTCCCGTAGATCGTGAACGAACCTGCAGCGCACACCACACGCTCAACACGCAGCAAAGTGCCATCCGCAGCAGCTTGAGCAACCACGGCCCAAACCTTGGTATTGGCATCAACCAAGGCATTGGTGACAACCACACTCGACGCACCGGCAGCGATGGATACGCGGCCCTGAGTGCCGTTGTAGGTTTTCGCGCCGGTCGTGATCGCACCAGACGAAGTGGCCGCCGCGCCTTGAGCAACCAGCGCAGTCTCAAGTGCGGTCGGGGTCAGCATTTCAATGTTGCCAGCCGGAAGGCCGTTATATCCGCGATTCAGCAAGACAGTCATGATTTGATTCCTTTCAGAAAATTGGAGAACGGGGGCCGAAGCCCCCGCCGGTTACACCGTGTAATACTTGGCCGACAGTTCCGGATACGTTGCAGCCCATCCGAACAGCACATCAATCCGCATGATGCTGTTGTCATTGGTGCCGTCATAGAACTCCGTCACCTTGACCGTAAAGCCGTCCATCGTGCGCTGTGCTACGTCGATAACACCCTTGCCACCAGGCGGAGCCCACATCGGCACCATTGCCAAGGTGAATGCGTCCTTGTGGAAAGCGACGTTGCAGCCGTAGCTGGTCGAAGCCGCGCCGAGAATGACGTAAGGCGAACCAGTGGTCGGGCTTGCGGTGACGTTCTGGAAAGCGCCGGAGGTCACAATCGCGGGGCTGATCGGGATCGAAGTCGCGCCCGCAGCAACGTCAGCCGTTACAACGAAGTTCATCAGGTCGCCCGTGCTGGTGCGGCTTTGCGGATTGACTGCGAACACGCCCGGCAGGGTGATCACGGTGCCACGGGTCAACGTGCCGCCAGCAACAGCAACCACGGTGATCGTGGAGCCGGTCTGATTCGCGCCGTTGATGTTGGTCGCAGTCGCCGCGCCATTGGTATGGACATCGACGTTTTGATCCATGTCGTATGACAGGCCAAGCGCGTCAACCATCATGCCGGAGTCGTACTGTTCCGAAATCTTGCGGCTGCTGTTGAACAGGCCCGCAAAGCCTTGGATCAGTGCGCCGTTCAGCTTCGGATTGCTGATCATTGCGCGGCGCTTGTCACGCGGCGCACCCATGTTGTCCAGACGCGCATTCAGATCCGTTACGGCCTGCAGCGCGAGGGCTTGGGTGTTCGGGACAGTACCGGCACTGTTCAGCGTGTTGAACGTGTTGAAGTGCGCCAGTTGCAAGCCTTGGCGGTCGATTTCATTGGCCACCGGAGCGATCGCAGCCTGCAGCTTATCCTCAAGCTTGGTCAGCGACAGCGTGCGCTCAATGCTGGTGAAATTGATATCACAACCACCTTGCGAGAGGGTCAGCGGCACGGTCGCTTCAACAGTCGCCTGCGGAACAGCGACACGGCCAGCGCGGTACGTGTAACGCGGCGGCTTTTTGATGTTGATGGTCTGACCCGGCGCATAGCCCCGGCTCATGTTGCCGCCGAATTCGTCCTCGTAGTCACGATTGACGTTTTTCGAGAACGACAGCATGTTTTTCAGAATCGGCAGGGTTTCCCGTGCCACGATGGAACAGGTTACAAGAGTATTCGACATGGTAAGTCTCCGTTTTTTGCAGGACGGTCCGGCATCACGCCGGTCCTAAAAGCCGCGCTGTCTCTCGACATGACGGCACCTTTATTTCATCTTGCCCATCGCGCCCCTTGAGTCTTGCGCCATTCGCGGTATTCCGCATCGCTCATGTTGTCGGAATAACCGTGCGCGGCGTTTCTATTGCCGCGCTCATGTGAGGGCGGCGAGGGTGCTTTAGACTTGTCCTTGGCAGGTATGGACAGCTTCAATTCAAGCCTGCCCAATTCCTTGACTTGCTGTGTCGGACTCAGGTTAGCGAGTCGGTCTGCATCCTCGGGGTTGTTCGCCAAGTGATAAAGCACTTGCGGTCCTAGATCGGATTCGACAATGGCGAGTCGCGCCACCTCTGAGAATGTGCCTAAGTCATCCTCAACAAACGGTGTCACCACCGCCTCGTAATCCTTGTGCGTCTTGGAGAATTCCTGCTCAACAGTGGTCCACCGTTGCGCGATTTTCTCCTGCGAAGCATTAGACCTTTCGCGTTCGCCCTGCTGCTTGGCTTGCTGCCGCTCGGCTTCGATTTCTGCGCGGGCCGCTAACTTGGCGTTGTATGTTGCCTTCGCCTCGATATACGACTCGTAATCGTCAAAGCTTTCGCGTTTCGGCTCGCCAGCGTCTTGAGGTTGCTCCTTGCGCCCATTGAGTGCGGCAAGCTGTTCCCGAAGCATCCGCGCCTCAGTTTCGGCCCGAATACGCCCTTCTTTCTGGCGTTCAAGTCTCCGCTGAAAACGTGATTTCTTCTGCTCTTGCTGCTGCTCAGTCTCGTCCGATTTCTCGGAATCCTGCGCTTCTTTGGCTTCGCCTTCCGGCTGGCCTTCGGCTTGCGCCGCGTCTGCTTTCTGGTCGTCGGCAGCAGGTGCCGGTGGAGTGTCGGGCGCTTTATCAACGCCGATATCCACACTTTTAGTCATGTCCGTTTCAGTTGTCAAGGTCATCTCCTTGTGAGGTTGGCCGGATACCCTCCGGCGCGGGTTTTCAGTGAATCGTGGTCAGGGCCAGCATTGCGAAAAAGGCGATATCCAAAACCTCCATTTCCTCGGCAATCGCCCGTTCTTGAGCAATGGCCAGCGTCAAAGCCTGTTGCGCTAGCATCAGCCGCCGCTCAAGCGCCGCCCGTTTTTTGGCCCGTTCCTCGGCTTCAATCTGCGCTTGAACAGCGGCAATTTGCGCCCGTAAGGTGTCGGCCTCGGCGTTCAGTCGTTGTACGGCTTTGGCCAGTTTTGCGGATTTGTCGGCATACGCTTGGAATTGGTCCGAGTCCTGCGGGATCTGTACCGGCGCTTCATAAGATGCCCGCCGTTTCCGCTTTTCGTCCTCCGGCTCAACCTTGAAAAAGGTCGGGATTCGCTCAATAAATCCCGGCGTGGAGGTCGCAGAAGGTTGTCCAGAGGTAAGGCTGGCAAGGCCCGACAGCAGCGCCCCATCGCCCAAGAGCGCACCGCTTGCGTCATGCAGCCCTACGCTTGAATGCGCGGCCGTTCCTGCGATGACCGCCCCATCGCCAAGCAACGCGCCGGAAGTGTCAAACGCACGGAAACGATTTGCCGCGCCGGAGATCGTCGCCCCGCCGCCCGTAAGGGCTCCGGACGTATCAAATGCGCGGAAACGTGAGGCCGAGCCGGAAAGTGTAGAACCCTGACCGACCAGTGCGCCGGACGTTGAGTGCAGGGCTAAACGAGCCGCAACGCCAGCAATGACTGCCCCGCCGCCTGTCAGCGCACCTGTTGCGGTATGAGTGACCGCCCCGCCACTTGCGGGAAGTGACGATATCGGCCCATCCGATATAGGTCGAAGGCCGAGCGGCATCGGTTAAAACCAAATAATCAGAACGTACCCCGCGCCACCGTTACCGCCAGCGCCCGCCGTGTTTGCGG